TCCTTCAGCAAGAGGCGAACTAGAGATTACAGATATTAACAATCTTTACATGCAGGATCATGATTGCAAAATTGAATATCTAAATCGTGGTATTGCTTGGATTGATACTGGAACGTTTGAATCTCTTGCAGAAGCCTCTGTGTTTGTTGGATCAGTACAACGTAGAACTGGTATGATGATTGCATGCCCAGAAGAAATTGCTTATAAGAATTCTTGGATTACAGAACATCAGGTTCGTCGTGCTGCTGAGAAATATAGTAAATCGGATTATGGTAAATACTTGTCTCAAATTTTGAGGGTGAAATAATGAGTGACGTGAAGCAAATGATTGAAGAGTTGGTTGCGGCTGTTGGTACACCGAAGTACGCATATAATTGCAAAGAGTTTACTCCTGGCAAGGATACTGTCTTTTATTCTGGTCCATATTGGGACGAGAAGGAAGTCATTGCTGGTGTCACTGCATTCCTAACAGGTAAGTGGCTCGTTTCTGGTGAGCAAGTTGCCAAGTTTCAGTGGGCGTTTGGACATAAGTTCAATGTAAAGCATTGCCACATGGTCAACTCTGGTTCATCGGCTAACTTGACGATGGTTGCTGCGCTCAAGAAGCATTTGGGTTGGAAAGATGGTGATCAAGTTATCGTTTCACCAGTAGGCTTCCCAACTACAATTGCTCCGTTGGTTCAAAATGGGCTTGTGCCAGTCTTTGTTGATATTGAAATGAAGACACTCAACTTTGATCTTGATCATGTTGAAAAGTGGATCACCGATAAGACCGTTGCCATTTTTGTCTCACCAGTTCTTGGCAATCCGCCAGATATGGACCGAATCAAGGCTATGTGCGAGAAACATGGCATTCGTTTGATTGGTGATAACTGCGATTCACTTGGCACAAAGTGGGATGGTAAACTTCTGACGGATTATTACTATGCGTGGACAACATCTTTCTATCCTGCTCACCACATTTCAACGGGCGAAGGCGGCATGGTTTGCTCAAATGACGAAAACCTCATCAACACCGCTCGTAGCATTAGCTGGTGGGGTCGTGATTGCCGTTGCGTTGGTGCTGCTAATCTATTGGCTTGCGGAACATGTGGTAATCGCTTTGATAAATGGCTTGAAGGATATAATGGAATAATCGATCACAAGTATCTGTTCACGAACATGGGATACAATCTCAAGCCACTTGATATGCAAGGCGCTATTGGTATTGAGCAGTTGAAAAAGATCGACGAGATTGATGTTAAGCGTCGTGTGAACTTTGCGCGCATCAAGCATCTCTTTGAGAAGTATATTCCAGGCGTTCGTGTTGCTGAGAATCTTCTCTTGGCTGATCCGTCATGGTTCGGCGTACCACTGATTACGGATACACCTGAACTGAAGGAAAAACTTCAAGCATTCTGCGAAGAAAACAAGATTCAAACTCGCAATTACTTCGCTGGAAATATTCTGCTGCATCCTGGCTATAAGCATCTTGACGATGCTTCGAAGTATCCAAACGCAAACAAGGCATTGAGCAACGTATTCTTCGTTGGATGCCCACCGCATTATGGTGAAGAAGTGTTTGCCTACTATGAGAGTGTAATGCAAAAATGGGTATGCTAAATGTTTTCGGAGGAAACGGGTTCGTCGGATCGCAATTCTGCAATACAACGAAAAATGGGTATTTCAAAAATTATCGAGAAAATATCGGAGTATTTTCTCCCGACGTTGTTTATTTTATTAGCACTGTTGACAATTATAATGTACACGTCGATCCTAATCTGGATATACATACTAATTTAACCATACTTGTAAAGGTTCTTGACAATTACAAAGCCTATATAAAATCATCTAAACAACCTGGATGCTTTAATTTCATCTCAAGTTGGTTTGTGTATGGTCGAGACTCTGGCTTCGGTGAGGGGTCAATCGGTATTTCAGAAACTGATTTATGCGATCCGAAGGGATTCTATTCCATTACAAAGAGATGCGCCGAGCAGTTGCTCATGTCATACTGCGAGACGTTTAATTTAAACTATCGCATTTTGAGGTTGGCGAATGTTCTTGGTCCAAATGATAAAAAGGTTTCTGCGAAGAAAAACGCAGTCCAATATCTATTGGGCGAACTCTCTGAAAACAAACGAGTCGACCTCTATGATAGCGGTTATTTTTATCGTGATTATATTGATGTTCGCGATTGCGCTAGAGCAATCGATCTGGTTATCAACAAAGGCGAACTCAACTCAATCTACAATATTGGAAACGGAAAGGGAATAATCTTCCGCGACATTATTCGCTATGCTCGAGATGCCATGGATTCTGGCTCAGAGATTCGTACGATCGAACAGAAAGAGTTTCACAAGAAAGTTCAATCCTCTCGCTCTTTCTTTATGGATAATACCAAGTTGAGAGAACTCGGTTATCGTCCAGAATACACCATCAACGAAACAATTGATAGCGTCATTCAAGGCATCTTAACGAATAAAATTAACTAAATATACTAGTAAAATCCCACAGTGTGGAGAGAGTATGTTTGGCTTCAAGCAGTATATTCCATTATTATCAGAACAGAAAAAACCAGTTCGCGGAATACTACACCTCCCACATCCTTCTGAAGCCGCTTTTAACACTCGTAAAGGCGCAGTCGGTTCCACTCTCTCCAAGATTCAAGGTGTTATCAGTGGTCGCACTCCGATCACTCGTAAGATCGACGATCGAATGTCTTTCCAAGCCATTCGCACACCAGAAGGTAAAGTCGGTGTAAAGTATAAAGGCACTGGCGCAACTTATAACTTCTCTTCAGAAGATATTAAGAAACAACACAGCGAAAAGCCATACATCGCTGGTCCACTTATGAATATCCTCAAGCACGTCCATAAAGTGCTTCCAAAGGGTTCAGGAGAATATCAGGGTGGATATCTCAGTTCTCTTGAAGACCGCACCGAAGAAGATGGCAACATCGGTCACAAACCGAATACTATTCGTTATTCTGTAGATAAAAATTCTGCAGAAGGAAAGAAACTCGCAAAGGCTCCATTGAGCATTGCGCTTCACTCTCGTATTGCTGCTGATGGCAGCACATCTCCAATCGGTGAAGGCGAGTTGCAAGAACATCCAGATGTTCATCTAATGAGTCATCTTGTTTCTTCAGAAGAAAGAAAACTCAGCCCAGAAGCAAAGCGAAAAGCACTTGAACATATCGCTGCAGCAAAAAAACTCTCAAAAGATCATTCACATGACCACCATGAAGGTCATGAAGAAACTCTATTGCGTTACGCAAACTCAACTGTTGATAGTGGAGAAAAGCCAAGTGCAAAGGGTTACACAAAATTTCTTCAACAAGATCATCAAAAGAAGATTGATAAAGTTAAGACTGATAAAGCAAAGGCTCAGAAAACTGAAGTCATGAAAGCATCAATTAATCATGTAAATGATAATCTTGATAAGTTTGATAGAACATTCGAAGTTCATCATCATATTCACCAAGCAACTCAAGCTGTTGCAAATGCTTTATCCAAAACAGCGCATGGTGGATACTCGCACAAGATAAATGGTCAAGAAGCTGCTGGCGAAGGGTTTGTTTCTGGAGGAATGAAGTTTGTTCCTCGAGCATTTACTGAAGCAAATCGCAAACGTTCAGCGGAATTGAAAGCACAAAAGAGTGTATTATGAGTAAAGCAACATTCACCTTTGGAAGATTTAATCCACCAACCGAGACTGGTCATGGCAAATTGGTTTCTGCTGTTCAAGCGCATGCAGAAAAAACTAGTGGCAAACATTATATCTTTCCATCACATTCTCAGGACTCAAAAAAGAATCCATTGAGCCACAAAGATAAAGTTGGTGCAATGAATCGTCTGTTCCCAAATGCAAACGTTGTTGCGAGTGGCAAAGTGCGTACTGCAATTGATGCTATGAAACATTTAGAAGCGCAAGGTCACACTCACGTCACTATGGTTGTAGGTTCTGATCGCGTTGATAACTTCCAATCTCTACTCGATAAATATAGAACTAAAGAGTATCCAAAAATTAAAAAGGTTAATGTTGTATCAGCAGGAGATCGTGATCCAGATGCAGAAGGAGCAGAAGGTATGTCTGCTTCTAAACTTCGTGAATTAGTTTCTGCTGGCAAGAAAAAAGAATTTGTTTCACATTATAGCGATCCAAAATTGGGCGCACATATACATGATAAGGTAAAAGCAGGTATGCAAATGGAATCAGTTTCACCAGTTGGTATTTTCTTACTTGGCGGTCCAGGCAGCGGAAAGGATTATATCCTTAAGAATATCTTTTCGCGTTTTGATTTAACTGAAGTTCAAGCTGATCAAATTCTCACTGGTGCTGCCGCAGAACTATTCGAATTAAATAAAAACATTGTGATCAATGGTGCCAATGATGCCGATAAAATCGAGCTTGTGCAAACCATGCTTGAAGGATATACATTTGATTTTGTTCACGTATCTGTAACAAATAAAGTTTCTCGTTTGCGCAACGAACAACGCGAACAACCAATTGCAGAATCAAAGAGAATTGAGAAGTATCTCAAGGCTGAGCAATTAGCAAAAGATGTTGAAGCATTTATCTTTAACAACTCAATCAATCTTAATGAATCAACTGAGATGGAAAGAGTTTTCTTTGGATCTCAAATTGAGAAAATTCTAGAGCGTATTATGACTCTTGGTTTGGAGATTCAAGAGGAATCTTCACCAAAGTCTTTTACTCTTCTTCGCGAAAAAAAGTTTCCACCAGTCGCGAAAGATAAAGAATCTGGTTTACCAAAGAAATATGTTCGTGGATTGAGTGCATCAACAGCAAAAGCACGCAAGACTCATTGGAAAAAGATGGATAAACTTTCCGATAAAGATCCGCGAGCATATGAGCCAGCTCCTGGCGATGCAACTGCAAAAACGAAACCAAGCACGCATACTCTCGCTGTTCGTAAGATGATGGATGAGGCTGAGCAACAAAAGGTTCGCCGTATTGCTCGTAGTGGCAATATCACTGCAGTGATGGACAAGCGTAAAGAAACAGGTCGTGTCAGTGAGTCTGCAGATTCTTCAATTTCTGCAAAAGCCAAGAAGTCAGGCATCTCTGTTGGTACACTTCGTAAAGTTTACAAGCGCGGAGTTGCTGCTTGGAATTCTGGACATCGTCCAGGAACGACACCACAACAGTGGGGTCATGCTCGTGTAAATTCTTATATCAATAAGGGTAAGACTTATCACACAGCAGATAAAGATTTGCGCGAAGAAGCAGACATTGATGAACTATTTGAAATGCAATTGGTGGGTACAGATGAATATCGTAAGCATGCCATTGCTATGACACCAGGACAAAATCAGGAGATTGAAAATGCTTACACTGCTACGAAATCTGTTACAGCCAAAGAAGACTGTGATTGTGGAGGAGAATGCGACGAGTGCAATGAGCAAGACGGAACAGGACTTTCTGGAAATGTTCGAAGTTTCTCAGAAATACGAAAAGGAATCAAAGAAGCCAAAAAAGAAGAAGTGATTGATGCTACTCCAACATTGAAGCCAAAGAAAGAAAAACTGACTTCAGTTGGACCAAAATACTATCGCGGTGATTTACAGGGGCTTCCAGTAACTGCTCGCTTTAATGCTCTTGAAGCAAAAGATCCATATGGCTTTATGCCAACACCACGTCAGGTTCCAGGACCAAAAGCTGGGCATCCAGTTCCTCCAGGATATGAGCGTGTTAAGTCTTGGGGTGGCGCTTATGAACTACGCAAGATTCGCGAAAAGCCAGCAACGGTGAAAGAAGCTGTAGAATATCACATGGAAAATGAGATCTCTTTTACGGAAAATGTATTTCGTCCAGGCTCAGAGATGTTCTTCGAGATGATTGCCGAAGCCAAGAAACTTTATAAAGAAGGCAAATATACACCTGCTGATGAATTCGAATTAGACATGCTCAATTCCGATATCGGAGAGAAAGTAATCTTCGAAGGTCAGGAAGTGATTCTTGACTATCCATTCGAAGAAGAGTTGAACGAAGAAGATAAAACTGGCGGCAAGGGTATTGGCAAGCCATGGCGCGAAGGCGGTGGCGGTGCTGTTTATGTTCGTGACGGTGGATCAATTCGTAAAGTCAGTTTCAGTAAGTCTGGAATGAAAAAGAGATATATGGACCCTGCTGCAACTCGTAGTTTCGTTGCTCGTCATCGTTGCTTAACAAACAAAGATAAGACTAGCGCATCCTATTGGGCATGCCGTTGGCCAAGATTCTTTAGCAATTCAGGCAAGACATGGTGGTAAATGGTTGATAAACCATACATTGACGAAAAACTAAATAATTGGACATTCGTGCGTACATTTAAACACGACGTCTTGAGTGAAGAATTAGTATGGCATCGTGACGAAAATGGAAGATTTATAGAAGTTTTGGAAGGTAGTGGCTGGGAAATCCAGCTTGATGATAAACTTCCAAAGAAGTTAATTAAAGGTGATAGGTTTTTTATTCCTGCAAAAACCTTTCATAGAATAAAGCGCGGGACAACAGATCTTAAAGTGAAGATCGAGGAATTCTAAATGGCAAACGTAAAAGTTCCAGCATTATTGCATAAGATGTCAAAAGCTGCTCAAAAGGCATGGTATAAGAAAAATAATATGGAAATGCCGCAAGAGAGATCTGCTGCTGGTGCCAAAAAGATTAAGCCAGTAGAAGTCAAGCCAGTAGAAGCTCCAGAAGTTCCTGCTGTAGATAGACCAAAGACTGCTCGTGAAATCAGTGCAGAACGCCAAGCAGCATACTACGCCAAAGGTGGACGTCAGCCAATTGGTGCTGGTGGTTCTGGTGGAAGCAGTGCAATGGCTGGTGGTGGACAATCAACCATTAAAGATCTGAAAGCAAGTATCAAAGCAGGATTTAACCCAAAGGTTTCTTTAGATCCATATGAATCAGAAAGAGCAAAAAAAACTGGACCGAGGTCATTAAAAATGAAAAAAGAAGAAGTTCAAATTGGCGAAGCATTGAGCCCAGAACGTAAAAGAATGTTTGACCTCAAACTAAAATTGATCAAGAAAGTTGCCAACAAAAAGGCATACACAAAACCATCAAAGGTAGATTCGCCACGCGCACTATTAAATCCAGCAGCAGATATGAAATTAAATCCAAGACCACCAAGCGGTGACGGTAAGGAATACTACCGAGAAGAAATTCAGATCGATGAAGTTACAAAGAAGGAAGCAGAATCAATGCTCGGCGGTCCAGTCAAAGAGAAGCCAAAGATGCCACCAGGAAAACAACCAGCAGCATATCGTTACGTTCGTGGTCTTGCCCGCAAAGCGATGAAAGCAGGAATGAA